CCTTGAAGAGCGCCGCCGCATGGCTGGCCTAGGCGATGGAGGGCCCAATGGCGGATGATCCGAGCGCAAGCCGAAGCTGGCGCCTAGACCGTCAGATCACAGCCGGTGTCTTGCTGGCCATCGGTCTCCAGACCGGCGGGGTCCTGATCTGGGCCGGGCGTGAGGCCAACCGGATCGAGGTGATCGAGCAGAGACTGGATCGCCAGTCCAATGTCGCCGAGCGCCTGACCCGGCTCGAAGAACAGGTCTTTGCCGCCCGCGCCACCCTAGAGCGGATGGAGCACAAGCTCGATCGCGAGGAGGCCAGTCCATGGGCCAATTAAGGATCGAGGGCTATGCCTCGCTGTTTTGGAAGGCCGATCTCAATGACGATATCGCCGCCGCCGGAGCCTTTGCCGACAGCCTGATCCGCACCGGCCCGACGGGTGTGCGCATGCTCTATCAGCACGATACGCGCCAACCGATTGGGGTCTGGGACCAGGTGTTCGAGGACCAGACCGGCCTGTTTGTTCGGGGCCGGATTCTCGAGCTCAGCCCAGAAGCGCGGCTGTGCTCGGCCCTGATCAAGGCCGGAGCCTTGGACGGCCTGTCGATTGGGTTTCGCACCCAGGCGGCCCGGCCCGACGAGAGCGGCCGCCTGCGCGTCCTGACCCGGATCGATCTTTGGGAGGTGTCGCTGGTGACCTTTCCCATGCTGCCCCAGGCCCGGCTTCAAGGTTTTGAGGTCCTTCAAGACCAGGCCGCTTAACGTCCAAATCTTCAACCCCCTGACCCTAGGAGTGTTCATGACCACCGAAACCAAACAGGCCGTCCAATCGCCTGAAACCCGCGCCGCCCTGCACGAGCTGATGGCCGTGTTCGAGACCTATAAGGCCGAAAACAATGCGCGCGTCGCCGCGATTGAGGCCAAGCGCGCCGATATCCTGCTCGAAGAAAAGACCGCGCGTATTGATGCAGAGGTTGGCCGTGCCCAGGCGCGCTATGACCGCAGTCTGAACGAACAACGCCGCCCAGCGCTTGATCCCGCCCCGCGCCTGGCCGAACCGGATGAGCGCAAGGCGGCTTGGAATGCGTATCTAAAGACCGGCCAGGTCATGCCTGGCCTGATCGAGGCCAAGGGCCTGTCGGGAAACGTCAATGCTGCAGGCGGATTCCTTGTGCTCCCCGAGTTGGAAAATCAGGTTTTGCGGCGATTGAGCCGATCGAGCCCCATGCGCGATATTTGCCAGGTTCAAACCATGGGGGCAGGGGTCTATCGTAAGCCGGTCTCTACCGTCGGCCTGGGTGCCAGTTGGGTAGCCGAGACCGCAGCCCGGCCAGAAACCGTCTCGCCGACCCTGGACATCATCGATTTCCCAGCCTTTGACCTCTATGCCGCCCCGGCGGCAACCCAGTCCCTGATGGATGATGCCCTGATCAATATGGATGACTGGTTGGCGGCAGAAATCGATGATGCCTTTGCCGCCCAGGAAACCAGCGCCTTTATCACCGGTGACGGGGTCAATAAGCCCAAGGGCCTGCTAGGTTATACCATTGCCGCCGATGCCAGCCAGACCTGGGGCCAGCTTGGCTATTTGGCCACAGGCGTTGCCGGGGGCTTTCCCACCGCCAATCCTACGGATAGGCTGATTGACCTGATCTATATGCCCCGGGTCCAGTACCGGGCGGGCGGGCGCTTTGTCATGAACCGCAAGACGGTCTCGGCGGTGCGCAAGTTCAAGGACGCGAGTGGCAATTATATCTGGAATGCAGCCCTGCAGCCGGGGGCCTCGGCCACCTTGCTCGGCTATCCGGTGACCGAGATCGAGACCATGCCCGATATCGCGGCCAATTCGCACTCGATCGCGTTCGGTGACTTTAAGCGCGGCTATCTGATTGTTGACCGGGCCGGAGTGCGGGTACTGCGCGATCCCTATTCGATCAAACCCAATGTCTTGTTCTACACCACCAAACGGGTTGGCGGCGGCATCCAGAATTTCGATGCGATCAAGCTTTTGAAATTCGCCGCCAGCTAGACCCAGCCGCGAGCCTTCCTTCCCCTCGCCTCCCTCTCTCCGCCTACGGACGGAAATACCATGACCGCGCCTTAGGCGGGGAGGGGGGTCTTTTTGTCTTTCGCAATGGGCTTGTTTGCCATGACCTTGCAAATCCTGATCCCGCCCGCGAGCGAGCCGGTAAGCCTTTCCGAGGCCAAGGCGGCCTTGCGCGTTACCGACACGGTCGAAGACGCCTTGATCAGTCGTCTGATCAGCGCCGCCCGTCAAAGGATCGAGCGGTCCTTGGGCCTTGGCCTGATCGGAGCCAGCTATCGCGAAACCTTTGATCGCTGGGGGTTTAGGCGTCAGAGCTCAGGGGCCTATCGTTTGCGCATGGGTCCGCTCATGTCGGTCACGGCAGTGCGGGTGGCAGACAATACCGGCAGCTTTCTGACCATCGACCCAAGCCTATACCGCGTCCGGCTTGCGACGCGGCCTGGCCTGATTGCCCCCACCGCGGCGGGACTGCCAGAGGCAGGCATAGCCACGGGCGGCCTGCAGATCGATTATCGCTGCGGCTTTGGCGAGACGGCCGCCGATGTGCCCGAACCCCTGCGTCAGGCGGTCCTGGCCCTGGTCGCGCATGGGTTTGAAAACCGTGATGAGGCCACAGCCCCAATCGGCCTGGTCGAGCCATGGCTGGCCCCCTATCGGCGGGTGCGGCTGTGATCGGGTCCCTGCGCCGCCGCGCGGTCCTGTCCAGTGTCAGTGAGACCGTAACCCCAAGCGGTGGGCGGGTACGGACCTGGACCGCCTTTGCCACCATCTGGGTCAATCTGACCGCCACCAGCACAGACATGGTCGCCGCCGCGGATCAAAAGCCGGTGCGCCGCCAAAGCCTAAAAGCCCAGGCCCGCGATCTGGCCAGTGCTGCGGTCGGCCAGCGCTGCAGCGTCGATGGCCGGACCTGGTGGGTGCGCGCGGTCGATCGTGACCAGCCCCGCCCTGGCTATATGACCCTCTTTCTCGAAAGCGATCTGACATGAGCCGCGATGCTGACAGTGCCTTGCAGGTCGCCATCCTGGCCAAGCTGGTTAGCCAGGCGAGCCTCCAGCCTCTGCTGGGCAATCCGCCGCGCGTCTATGACGAGCCGCCCTTGGATCTGGTCTATCCCTTTATCACCCTGGGCAGCAGCCAGACCCGGCCCTCTGGCGGTCTGGTCGATCCGGTTGGCCTAGAGGCTACCGAACACGCCATCAGCCTGACCATAGCCTCCGTCTCGGGCGGCACCGAAGAGGTCAAGAGCTTGCTGGGTCTGGTGCGGCTAGCCCTGCACGGCGCGGCCTTAAGTCTAGAAGATCACCGGCTGATCAATCTGCGCGTGACCTTTGCCGATGTGTTTCGGGCCGCCGACTGGCGCTCCACCTATGGCGTCTTGCGCCTGCGGGCCGTGACTGAACCGATCAATCCCTGACATTTAGGAGCCCAAAATGGCGGCGCAAAAAGGCAAGGATGTCTTGCTGAAAATTGGCGATGGGGCCAATCCCGAAACCTATACGACGGTGGCAGGCCTGCGTGCGCGCACCCTGTCGCTCAATGCCAAGTCGGTCGATGCTACCGATTCCGACAGCACGGGCCGCTGGCGCGAGCTCTTGGCGGGGGCGGGCGTTAAGTCTGCTGCCGTGTCTGGCTCAGGCGTGTTTCGCGATGGTGCTGCCGATGCCCTGGTCCGCGACGCGTTTTTCTCGCAAGACACCCGCAATTGGCGGCTGATTATCCCTGATTTTGGTACTTTAGAGGGCCGGTTCTTAATCGCGTCGCTGGACTATGCCGGGGACCATGAGGGCGAGGTGACCTTTGCCTTGAGCCTGGCCTCGGCTGGCCCGCTCACCTTTACCGCCGCGTAAGGGGGCGTGTGATGATTGCAGCTAATCATGCGCGCGGTGAGGTGATCCAAGACCTTGCCGGACAGCCGCGCCGCCTTTGCCTGACGCTTGGGGCCTTGGCCGAGCTTGAAACCGCCTTTGGTCTAGAGGGGTGGGAGGCCTTGTCTGAGCGCCTGCGCCGCCTGTCGGCCAAGGACCTGCTGCTGGTGCTGGCGGCCCTGTTACGCGGCGGCGGCGAGATCGAGGCGGCGGAGCGTCTGGACCAGACCCCGATCGATTTTCGTCAGGCCGCCAATGCCGTTGCCGCCGCCTTTGTGGCGGCAGGTGAGGCATGAGCCTGTGGCCCGGCCTGTTGCGGCTGGCCGTATTGGAGCTTGGCCTGACGCCCGAGGCGTTCTGGCGGCTTTCCCTGGCCGAGTGGCGCGCCTTGACCGCGATCCCCGAGCACGACCTTGCCCTGTCCAGGTCAAGGTTTGACGTGCTTTGCAGCCTTTATCCCGATGAGGTCCCATGAGCCCCCCGTCCAGTTTTTCATCCAGCTCCGGCCTTGGCGCGGTGTCAGCCCAGGCCGCCGATGCCGCAGCCGCCTTAAGCGCCCTAAAGGCCCCGGCCCAAAGCGCGGCGGATACGATTGACCAGGCCTTTAGCCGCGCGGGGGCCAGCCTAGCCAAGAGCCTTGGCCGAGCAGCCAGTGACGGCAAGATCAGCCTGCAGGAACTGGCCCAGGCCGCGCTTGCGGCCATTAATGCCTTTGCCCAGGCCAGCAGCACCGGATCGCGGGGCGGTGGCCTTGGCGAGATCCTAGGTCAGGTCTTGAGCGCAGGCTTTTCCGGTGCCCGCGCCGATGGCGGCCCGGTGAGTGCGGGCGGGGCCTATCTGGTCGGCGAACGTGGCCCTGAAGTGTTTCGCCCCTCTGTTGGTGGCAGCATCGATTCCGGCGCCAGCGGCGGCATGACCGTCAATATCAATGTTTCTGCGTCTGAGGGCGGTCTTCTGCGCTCCGAGGCCCAGCTTGCCCAGGCCCTGGCCCGCGCCGTGTCGCTGGGCGGGCGCAAACTCTAGGAGCCTTTTTAAATGGCCTTTCATGATGTGATCTTGCCCGCGCGCCTGGCCTTTGGCTCCAGCGGCGGGGTCGAGCGGCGAACCGAGATTGTCACCCTGGCGTCTGGCGCTGAGCGCCGCTCCAGCCCCTGGGCGCATGGCCGCAGGCGGTTCCTGATCGGGGCTGGGGTGCGCTCGCTCGATGATATTGCCGCCTTGACCGCGTTTTTCGAGGCACGTTTTGGCCGCCTCTATGCCTTTCGGTTCAAGGATTTTTCCGACTGCAAATCCTGCCTGCCCTCCAAGACCCCCAGCCCGCTCGATCAGCCCTTGGGCACCGGCAATGGCACGGCCAAGACCTTTGCCCTTATCAAGCGCTATGGCACTGGCAGCCTGAGCTATGACCGGGCGATCACCAAGCCCGTAGCGGGAACGGTCCGGGTGGCGGTGGCGGGTGTGGAACTGGCGGCAACGGGGTTTAGCGTCAATACCCTGACCGGCCTGGTGACCCTGACGACCGCCCCGGCCACTGGGGCAGTGATTACGGCGGGCTATAGCTTCCACACGCCGGTGCGTTTCGATACCGATCGGCTGGATGTCTCGCTCGAAGGGTTTGAGGCCGGGCGTCTGGTGGCCGCGCCCCTGATCGAGGTGCAGGTCTAGCATGCGCAGTCTGCCCCAAACCCTGATCGATCGGATCGAAAGCGGTTCGGCAAGCCTTTGCCATGTCTGGCTTTTGGCCCGCAAAGACGGCGTTAAGCTTGGCTTTACCGATCATGACCGTGACCTGGTGGTCGATGGCGTCACCTGTCAGGCGGCGACCGGCTGGACCGCAGGCGCCGCCGAGACCGCGCTTGGCTATGGCCCCGGAAGTTTGGCTGCGAGCGGCGTGCTCGATAGTGCCGCCATCTCTGAGACCGATATTCGGCTTGGCAGTTATGACCATGCCGAGATCGAATTGCGCCGCGTCGATTGGCAACAGCCGGGCCTAGGCGTTCCGCTTTGGCAGGGGCATTTGTCTAAGCTCACCCGCGAGGGCGAGCGGTTCACCGCTGAGATTGAGGGCCCGCTTGGGGTGCTGGACCGGGTGGTGGGGCGCACCTTTGGCCGTTTGTGCGACGCTGATCTGGGCGATAGCCGCTGTGGTCTGGCGGTCAATGCTCCGGCCTATACGGGTCAGGGCCAGATTGTTTCGGTCCAGGGGCGGAAGCTGGTCCTAAGCGGGCTGGACAGTTATGATCCCGGCTGGTTTTCCGGCGGACTGATCACACCCTTGGGCGGTCCGGCCCTAACCATAGCCGCCCACACTACGCGCGATGATGACAAGGCGGTCCTGGTCTTGCAGTCGGTCCCGTCGGCGGCCTTGGCGGCGCTCTTGACCGTGGGCAAGGCCTGTACCGTGCGCGCGGGCTGTGACAAGGCCTATGCCACCTGCAAGGACCGGTTTGCCAACAGTCTGAACTTTCAGGGCTTTCCACATATTCCCGGCGATGACTTCTTGTCGCTCTATCCGGTCGAGGGTGAGGCCAATACGGGCGGCTCGCGGCGGGCATGAGCACAGACTTGCCGCCCGTGACGCGGGCCCAGATTGTGCGTGCGGCGCAAGACTGGATCGGCACGCCCTATCAGCATCAGGCCAGCCTGATCGGGGTGGGCTGTGATTGTCTGGGCCTGGTTGGCGGGGTCTGGGCGGGGCTTTATGGGTCTTGGCCAGAAGCGGTGCCGCCCTATCGACCCGACTGGGCCGAGCTTGGCACAGATGAGCCGCTGCTTGCCGCCGTGCGTCGCCATTTTGTCGCCATGCCGCTATCGGCCAGCCTCCTGCCCGGTGACCTCCTCCTCTTTCGCATGAGCCAAGAGGCCCAGATCAAGCATTGCGCTCTGGTCAGTGCAGCCGCAACGCCCAATGCCGAGGCCAAGATCATTCATGCCTATTGGGGCCGGGCGGTGGTGGAAAGCTGGCTGGGGCCCTGGTGGCGACGGCGGCTGGCGGCGCGGTTTTCGTTTCCAAATGTGAGGGACTAAGATGGCTCAGCTTGTCTTGACCAGCCTTGGCACAGCCATTGGCGGCCCGCTTGGCGGGGCGATTGGCTCTGTGATTGGCGCATCCCTAGACCAGGCCTTTATCCGCAGCCTGTCGCCGGCGCGTCAGGTCGGGCCGCGCTTGTCACAGGTGCGCATCACGTCGGTCTCAGAGGGCGCGCCCATGGCAGCGGCCTATGGCCGGGCGCGGGTGTCTGGCCAGATCATCTGGGCGGCGCAGTTCAAGGAAAACAAGGTCTCGGGCAAAACCGGCAAGGGTAAGGGCGCGCAAAAGACGACCAGCTATACCTATTCGCTGTCCTTTGCGGTGGCGCTGTGTGAGGGGCCGATCGGCGGCATTGGCCGGGTCTGGGCCGATGGCAAGGCCTTGGACATGACCGGCATGACTATGCGGCTTTATCGCGGTGGGGCAGACCAGATGCCAGACCCCTTGATCGAGGCGATTGAGGGATCGGCCCCCGCCTATCGGGGCCTGACCTATGTGGTGTTTGAGGATTTGGCGCTCGACGCGTTTGGCAATCGTGCGCCGCAACTCAGTTTTGAGGTCTATCACCGGCCGCAGGGTCTGGGCACGGACCCGTCGTTTGAGGATCAGCTTGGCGGGGTCTGTCTGATCCCAGGGGCGGGGGAGTTTGTCTATTCCACCGAGACGGTGCTGCGCCGCCAGTCCCTGATCAAGATGGTGCCCGAGACGGTCAATAATGCCCAAGGCCGTCCAGACTTTTTGGTGTCCTTAGACCAATTACAGGCCCAGTTGCCGAGCGTGAAATCGGTCATGCTGGTGGTCAGCTGGTTTGGCACGGACCTGCGCATTGGTCAGTGCCAGATCAAGCCGGGCATTGAGGGCCTGAGCCGAATCACCCTGCCGCTGGTCTGGCGCGCGGGCGGGATTGAGCGCGAGGACGCCTATCTGATCTCGATCGATGGCGGTGGCCCGGCCTATGGCGGAACCCCGTCAGATGAGACCGTGCGCCAGGCGATTACAGAGCTGAAGGCCAGGGGCTTTAAGGTCGGGCTCTATCCCTTCATTCTGATGGATGTGCCGCAAGATTCGACCCTGCCAGACCCTTATGGCGGCGCGCGGCAGCCCGCCTATCCCTGGCGCGGGCGCATTACCTGTGATCCTGCCCCGGGCAGGCCAGGCTCGCCCGACAAGACCGCCGCTGCGACCGCTCAGGTTCAAGCCTTTTTCGGCCAGGCCCAACCGGGGCATTTTGGCTTCTCGAACGGTGAGGTGACCTATGCAGGCCCCAGCGAATGGGGGCTTAGGCGCATGATCTTGCACTATGCCAAGCTTGTGACCCAGGTTGGCGGGGTCGATACCTTCCTGATCGGCTCAGAACTGCGCGGCATTAGCCAGATCCGGGGGGCGGGCAATACCTATCCTGCGGTCGAGGCCTTACGCACCCTGGCCCAAGATTGCCGCAGTATTATCGGCCCCGGCCCAGCCCTGTCCTATTCGGCCGACTGGACCGAATATAATGGCCACCAGCCCAATGATGGCAGCGGCGAGGTGCGGTTTCACCTGGACCCGCTCTGGGCCGACCCGGCGGTCAGTTTTGTCGGCATAGACTGGTATGCGCCCCTGGCCGATTGGCGCGATGGCGAGGATCATCTGGATGCCAAGGCAGGTTTTAAAGGTCCGACCGATCCAGCCTATCTGGCGGCCAATGTGTTTTCGGGCGAGGGCGCGGACTGGTATTATGCCAGCGATGCTGACCGGATTGCCCAGATCCGCAAGCCCATAACCGACGGGGCCCATGGCGAGCCTTGGATCTATGCGCCCAAGGCCCTCAAATCCTGGTGGATGAACAAACATTATGACCGGCCGGGCGGCGTGCGGGCCGCGAGCCCCACCGCCTGGGTGCCTCAGTCCAAGCCTGTGCGCCTGATCGAATTTGGCTGTCCGGCCGTCGACAAGGGTGCCAATTCGCCCAACCTGTTTATCGATCCCAAGAGCTCGGAAAGCTTTTTGCCGCCATTTTCCAATGGCGCGCGCGATGATCTGGGCCAGAGACGGGCGCTGGAGGCCATGCTCAAGGCCTTTGCCCTGCCTGCCAATAATCCGACCTCGAGCGTTTATGGCGGCCGTATGGTCGCCGAGGGTGAGCTCTATGTCTGGTGCTGGGACGCGCGGCCCTATCCAGATTTTCCGGCCCGAACCAGCGTCTGGACCGATGCGCCCAACTGGGCTCGCGGTCATTGGCTCAATGGCCGGGCCGGGGCCATGACCTTACCTGACCTGGCTCTGGCCCTGGCCGCCCGCGGCGGCGCGCCGATTGCGCTGGAAGGCCTGGGTGGTCTGGTCGGCGGCTATGTGGTTGAGCGGCCCATGCGTCTGCGCGATGCGCTTGAGCCCTTGGGTCTGAGCTTTGGCTTTGATGCGGCCGAGCGGGAGGGACAGGCCTCGCTGGTGGCGCGCAATGGTCAGGCGGCGGTTCATCTGTCTGTCGATCAGCTCGCCCTGATCGAGGACAAGCTTGGCCTTGGCCAGATCTCGCGTGACCTGACCGTTCCGGTCGATCAGGTGCGGGTGCGGTTTGTCGATGAGCGGGCCGATTATCAGATTGGCGCGGTCAGTGTTCGGCGCGAGACGGGCCAATGGGGCGGCAGTCAGGACATCGACCTGCCGGTAATTACCACAGAGCCGATTGCCTTGAGCGCCGCGCGGCGGGCGCTAGCCACCCTTGAAGCCGAACGCGATCGGCTGAGTGTACCGGTCGGCCCGCTTTTGGCCCTGCAGGCTGAGCCGGGCGACCTCTTGACCCTCGATAGCCATGACGGGGTCTGGCGGGTGGAGCGGGTGCGGCACGAGGCCCCATCGAGCCTCGATCTTGTGCGTGCCGCCAGCCCGGATGCTGAGGGCGTTGATCCGGATCCGGCCTGGCGCGTGACCTCACCGATTGAACCGCCCAGCCCGCCGATCTTGCACCTCTTGGACCTGCCGCCGCTCAATGGGCAGGAGAGCGACCTACGCCCAATCGCGGCCGCAGCGGCCCAGCCCTGGCGCAGTCTGGACCTGTGGGCCGGGGCCAATATTCAGGCCTTGAGCCTGCGCGCCAGCCTGTCTAGCGCCGCCAGTCTTGGCCAGACCCTAACGCCGCTGGTGCGGGGTCGCCTGCACAGGCTAGATCGCGCGGCGCAGGTGGAGGTGCAGATTGCCGATGAGGCCTTGATCAGCCGTAGCCTGATTGAAGTCTTGGCCGGGGCCAATAGTCTGGCCATTCAATCGGCCAATGGCGCTTGGGAAATCGTCCAGTTCCTCAATGCCGCCGTTATTGGCCAAGATGCCTATCGCTTGACGGGCCTATTGCGCGGTCAGGGCGGCAGTGATCCGGCCATGGCCGACCTGACGCCAGCGGGGGCGGCAGTGGTTCTGCTGTCTAGCGATCTGGCGCGGGTCAGTCTGGCCTTGTCGGAGCGAAACCTGCCCTTGGTTTGGCGGGCTGCGCCATCGGGCGGGGCGGCGGCGGGCCTGGCCATGACCGAGCGCCCGTTCACCT